CGGAGAGACACTCAATCTGATTGAGTGTCTCTCCGGTTTTGACCACATGGACAGCATACGGATCTCCATCCTCATATCTCGGCCTGCCATACCCCACAATGCTCTTGTCAGAGATGGAATGCTTGATCAGCATGACCTGATTCTGCACATTGCCCTCAATCGTGTAGATATTTCCATCTGATATCTCAATCACAAGACCTGTGTGAGCCTCATCACCTGTCTTGCCATAGAAGATTTGATCTCCAACTTTTGGAGCTGTGTAAAAGGCATTATTTTCTCTGTAATACTGAGCCTGAGGAGTGCATCCTGCACCACAGTTATATTTGGCATTAGGCTGATACAGAGCGGATCTGGCACTCATCCCATCACCAAGAGTCTGCTCGATCAGCCAGCAGTAATGGACTGCACACCAATCATAGCCTTGTTTTTTGCCATTGAAATAGGAGATTGCATCCAGATCTCTGGCATATTTTGTGTAGTTTCCAGCTCCGTCATTTGGAGCAGTTTTCTTGTCAAGATTGGCATTAGTGCTTTTTTCGTGATAGCCAATCTCGCCTCTTGCGATCCGTACCACATCAGATGGATAGCTCATGCCTGATCACCGCCCTTATAATAGCTGGCGGAGCTGATGCCAACAATCGCTCCTATGCATGTGCAGAGAGCAGCTGAGATACTTGTGACGATTTCCGCCAGTCCCCATCCAAATAGGCGATCAAGCACTGCATAAAAAGTGGTGATTGCAGGAATCACAATCACCACAAGCCATTTGAGAATATCATATGCCCTATCATTTAACTTCACAGTTTGCCATCTCCTTTTCTGTCAGAATCGGGAGAGATCGGCATCTGTCCATGATGGCATCTGCCAGTCCGTCCCCTCCTAATGCTCGATACGGAGTAATAATACTCGTTAAAATCGTCAACTGCTCCCTTGTGATGTATCCCTGTTTGATGCAGCCTGATCCGACATAAACAACTCTGTCCTGTGCCAAGGCTACCAGCAGTTTATCAGATGGTTTCGGCTTCTTGCGAGTAGTCAGCCATTTAATGATCTCTACAAGACCATTAGATGCGACGACCGCCACGATGATGCTTGTCCAGTCCATGGCTTATGCGATCCGAATCGCTCTCATAAACTGATACCGCCCTGTAATAGATACGTTGTTACCGGATATCTGTCTTGCTACGAGATAATACGTTGTTGGCGCAGTCAGCTTGTCCACTCTCGTCAGCCCAACTGTAACCATGCCTTGATTGCCAGTGTGATAATCTTGAGACAGTCCGCCAGATGCTGTTCCGAAGTCGCCTTGCGTTGTAGATATAGCGGCGAGAATATGAACATTTGCCGTCCCCGGGTTTAACCTAACCTGCCCGGTTATCACCCACGACCCCGCCGGGAGCGTCATTTGACAAAGCTCTGTCAACGTGTTGTTAGAAATCGATGTCAGCGAACTTTCCGCAGATACAATGTTGCCAATCGGAGACAATGCGTTAGCTTTTGTTATCTTCTTCGTTCCTCCGCTCGATTCCTCCATGATGAGATAATCGCCGTTGTCCATGCTTGTCGCTGTCGGTAAATCAATTACTTTCGGCATTCTTCTCGCCCTCCTCTATGTATTCTTTCTCCGCCTGTGCGATCTCCTGCTGTGCCGCCTGTGCGATTTGTGCATGAATCGGAGCGATAATCTGCTCCAAGATCGAGGCAGGCAGTTGGCTCTCATTGACCGCCTTGATGATGGCGGCCTGTGTGTCCCTGATGATTAATGCAATCGGTTTCATGATTTGCCTCCTTTAGTCTGCGATCAGGACATTACTGGCATCAACAAGAGCTGTTGTGCCGAACTGGACTCTACTTGCTATAACAGTTAATGCATTTACAAATCCTTGAGATACTTGCACACTTTTGCAATTCACATCTTCATCAACATTCACAGTGTGGAAATTGCCGCTGAATCCATAGGCTATACTTTGGTTTGCTAACCATCCAATTGGATTCCGTGTTGTCCAAGAATCGGATGTTGATGCTCTGTACTGATACATCAATGTTGGATACTGTGAATTATCAAGTGTCAGAATGAGTCTCTTTTTAGACTGGGCATCTGTTGCCGCATCCCTCAAAATAAGGCCGCTGTTGTCAAGCTGTGTTGTCCCATCATCAGATTTGAATGTCGAACCTGTGATAGATCCGCCACGCACCGTAACATCTCCATTAGATGTTGCATTGAAATATTTTGCAGACGTTCCATAAATCCTCAGGCCATCTGTTCCGAGATAAACACCAGCTGTGGTGCTGATCATGCTGTTTGTCCCATGATAGATAGCATTAGATTTGAGAGTCATGCCGCCAATCGTACCAACCGAGGAATACAGTGAGCCATAGATGATGGCATCAGATGCCTCCAATCGGCCAGCAGATGAGACAACGAATCCTCTTGCTCCCTCTGCAGGAGTAGAGCCTATTGTGCCATCTTTCTGAATGTAGACTGTCAGATCAGGCTTGCCTGTCAACGATGAATAACTGCCACTTGTCGCAACAGCAGCCAAACCGCTGACATCAGATGCCTGTCCAGATGTTGCTACACTGGCAAGACCTGTCACCTTTCCACTCGGAATAGATGCATTTGCTCCAAGTGTCAGAGATGTGGCTGTGACTGCACCATTGAATGAGCCTGTGGCGGCACTCAATGCTCCGGAAAATGTCGCATTCCCAGAGGCATCCAGCTTGAACTGATTGCTATCAATGATCAGATCGCCTGTGCTGAATGAGATATAATCCGCATTTGCACTAATCTTGCCATACGGATGACCGCCTGAGTCTGTGGCAATCTCCAATGCCAGCTCTGCGCCAATCTGTCCCTCTAATGCGCTGACCGCCGCTGTGATCTGACCGGGAACAAGATTGATCTCAGACTGCATATGAGCTGCATCCTCTGCCAGCAGATTGATGCTGTTGGCATTTGTCTGGATCTGTGTATATGTCGCAGGAGCAAAGGCATAGATCACATCTCCTGCATATGTCTGGAGATCCACTCCAGCGAATGTCTGGAGTGCGCTCTGCTGATCAAGCCATCCATAGTCAGACAGAGCCTTGATGGACATCTCGCCTGTCTCAAGATTCCAGTAATTCTGACCAGCCACATCCTGCAGGACACCAGCCTTGATCACATTGGCATTGAGTGTGCCTGTGTTCACATAGTCAGCCACAATCTGTCCATTGGCAGTCATGGCAAGACCATATGTGCCACTGTATCCTGTTGACGAATAGCCAAGACCAGCCTGATTCCATCTCCAGACCTTTGTGGCTGTGTCAATGCTTGGTGTGTTCATTATCAGCAGCTCATCAGGCTTGCCATCTTCATCAGCATCATGGAGTACAACATACCCTCCGCTGTTTCCTGTGATCAGAGCTGTTGCCTGATCCACAGCCAGCTCCAAAGAGGATTTGTTGACAGCCTGCTGTGCTGTCTCTTTGGTGCTGACAATGGTCTCTGCAATGTTGGTCTTGGCATCTCCAACTGTGATCTCCTCATACCGATCCAGCAGGACATTCCACTTGGTTTTGATGCACTTGGCTGTTGCAGAGACTCCGAGCCGCTCAAACTGTACTGTGACAGTGTCACACAGATCCACTCGGTCAGAGACCATGTTGCTGATCTGGGCAAACTCCACAGACAGATTGACCTTAGGAGTGCCAATTTCATTGTTCTCAATGTATGCTTTTGCCGCCGTGATCAGCTGTGACTCTGTTGGCTGTGTTTCCCATTTGTTTGACAGATCAAGTGCCAGGATCTTCTCATAGTCATATGTTGCACTTGCATATTTGTCTGTGTCGGTGTTGTGGACAATCCTGCCTGTGATCTGTGTCAGATTTTCGCCATAGGCATCTGTCCAGTATGGATAGACACCTGTGTAGACTGCAGCACAATTCTCCTCCTGCTGCAGATCCGTCAGATTCTTGCCATAGCGGATTGTCACTCCTCTGTTAGCTCCTCTGGCTGTCGCCAGTGTCGCTGTGTAGCCGTTATAGTGCCACTCGCCACCATAGACATCCAGAATAGATCCTGCCTTGCCTCCGAGCCATGACCGGACAGAGGCTGGCAGATCCGCCTTGAATGTTGCTGTGACTGATCTGGATGTGGTCAGCGTGAATGGACATGTCACTGCACTGTGAGATTTTAGACCGGACAGAGCCTGTGCCAAAGTGCTGGCTGTGAATGGTTCGACCGGATAGCCTGACATGTCATAGGATAGGTGCTGGAAATAGACTGTCACCACTCCATTGATCGGCTTTGTGATCTCATAGACCCTGAATGGCTGCGGATTATCCGTGTAATTTGGCTTACAGACAATGATGGATCTCATGCCAATGTCCGCATAGTGGATTCCAGTGACAGGATACTTCAGCCATCCCTCAAATTTGCCATTTCTTTCTTCCTCCACATAGCAGAGGATTGTGTCTGTGAGTGCTCCGATCCCTTGAGTGGCAAATGATGTCGCTGTGCTTGCAAATAACTTAGGAATCATATTTTGAACCACCTTGGAGTGATCACCACACTGGTGATGCCACCAGTCCATGTGATGGTGTTTGCTCCTGCATTCAGCCTCGGAAAATCTACACCATTTGTGATGGTCACATTGTTGTTGAGATTTGTGCCTGCTGTTTTATAGGCATTCTGCTCATCACAATTCAAATACATGTATGAGCTGATCCCTGTGATGCTCACAGAATATGTTTTTGTCCCTGCAATGGTCAGAGTGCCAGATCCTGATCCATTGATCCGGATCAGAGGCCTTGAGGCATACTGTGTCGGATTCTGCATCTGCACATTGGATGTCGATA